GTGGTGGTAAAGACTGACATCGGCATTATTACTATCACTGTGGTACGTAATGCACTTAACGCCGAAGATGTCAGGCCGGTTGCAGACCGTGTGACGGTGCAGGCTGCTGATATTGTTGATTACCAGATATCCGCCTCGCTTTATCTGTACCCCGGTCCCGAGAGCGAACCCATTCGCGCCGCCGCTGTGAAAAAGCTGGAGTCATACATCAGCGCGCAGCACCGCCTCGGGCGTGACATTCGCCTGTCTGCCATTTATGCCGCGCTGCATGTCGAAGGTGTCCAGCGTGTGGAGCTGGCCGCGCCGGTGGCTGACCTCGTGCTCAGCAGTGCACAGGCGTCATTTTGCACTGATTACAGCATTGTGATCGGGGGCTCGGATGAGTGATACCCGTCTGCTGCCGGTGGGCTCGTCACCGCTTGAAGTGGCGGCGGCGCGTGCATGTGCGGATATCGAAAACACCCCCGTCCCGCTGCGTCGTCTGTGGAGTCCTGACACCTGCCCGGCTAATTTGCTGCCGTGGCTGGCATGGGCGTTTTCTGTCGACCGCTGGGATGAGAACTGGCCGGAGGAAACGAAGCGCGCCGTCATCCGTGATGCGTACTTTATTCACTGCCACAAAGGCACTATCGGTGCTGTTCGTCGGGTGGTGGAGCCACTCGGCTATGTCATCAACGTCACGGAGTGGTGGGAGACCCGCGACCCGCCCGGCACATTCCGGCTTGATATCGGTGTGCTGGAAAGCGGTATCTCTGAGGAAATGTATTTTGAAATGGAGCGCCTGATTGCGGATGCAAAACCCGCCAGCCGTCACCTGATTGGCCTGAATATTATCCAGGACATTCCCGGTTATCTGTATGCCGGTGGTGTGGTGTATGACGGCGACATTATTACGGTCTATCCCGGATGAGTGAGGAATAATGAGCACGAAATTTAAAACGATTATCACCACTGCCGGTGCGGCAAAACTGGCGGCGGCCACGGTGCCGGGTGGTAAAAAAGTTAACCTGACCGTGATGGCCGTCGGTGATGGCGGCGGCGCACTGCCTGAGCCGGACGTCGGGCAGGTGAAACTCATCAATGAAGTCTGGCGTCATACGCTGAATAAAATCAGCCAGGACAACAAAAATAAAAACTATATTGTGGCCGAACTGGTCATTCCTCCTGAGGTGGGCGGTTTCTGGATGCGTGAGCTGGGTGTGTATGATGACGCAGGCACGCTGATTGCCGTTGCCAATATGGCCGAGAGTTACAAGCCGGAGCTGGCGGAGGGTTCGGGGCGTGCGCAGACCTGTCGCATGGTGATTATTGTCAGCAGCGTTGCTTCTGTGGAGCTGTCCATTGACGCGACAACGGTGATGGCGACGCAGGATTATGTCGACGACAAACTGGCCGAGCATGAGCAGTCCCGCAATCATCCTGACGCCACACTGAAAGAAAAAGGCTTTGTGCAGCTCAGCAGCGCCACCGACAGCACGTCTGAGGCGCTCGCCGCGACGCCGAAAGCGGTTAAGGTTGCGTATGACCTTGCCAGTGGTAAATATACGGCTCAGGACGCGAGTACAGCGCAGAAAGGTCTGGTGCAGCTCAGCAGTGCGACCGACAGCACGTCTGAAACCCTTGCAGCGACACCGAAAGCGGTTAAGGCGGCCTATGACCTTGCCAGTGGTAAATATACGGCTCAGGACGCGAGCACAGCGCAGAAAGGTCTGGTGAAACTCAGTAGCGCTACCGACAGTGAGTCTGAGTTGCTTGCAGCGACGCCGAAAGCGGTTAAGGTGGCTCATGACCTTGCCAGTGGTAAATATACGGCTCAGGACGCGAGCACGGCGCAGAAAGGTCTGGTGAAACTCAGCAGTGCCACCGACAGCACGTCTGAGACCCTTGCCGCGACACCGAAAGCGGTAAAAGCGGCCTGTGACAATGCCGAAAAGCGTCTTGCAAAAGACCAGAACGGCGGGGATGTACCTCAACCTGACGGGTTTGTTCGCAATATTGGTGCTGCGCGCGCTTTCAGCGGCTCAGTCAGTATTGGCGGGAACAGTGAACCATGGACAACAGCGGAGTTTATCGTCTGGCTTGAAAATCAGGGGGCATTTAATCATCCGTACTGGATGTGCAAAGGCTCCTGGACTTATGCAGCGAACAGAACCATCACGGATACCGGGTGTGGGAATATCAACCTTACTGGCGCGGTAGTTGAGGTTATGGGATTACGTGACGTAATGACTATCAGGGTCACGACGCCAACAACCACATCAGGAGACGGTATTGCCAGTGCTCAGTTTACCTATATCAATCATGGGCCTGAATATTTTCCAGGCTGGCACAGAGATTTGAAACGGTCCGGGGATGAAATGACCGGAGCGTTAAAAGTTAATGGAGATATTACAATAACCAGAAATTTGATAACAGGCGACGGTACGGGGCGTCTGGCGGATAATGGCAATATCTACGGCACAATATGGGGGGGAGAATGGCTTAGTAACTGGCTGAGCAATGCCTTTGCCAGCCGTGACAATAATATTAATACCCGTGCGACGTGGGACTGGGTTAGTCAGACTTTTGTGTCTGATTTTCGCCTGGGTTCACGGCAACAAATGGCAAGTACCGGCTCCAATGAAGCCCCATCGGGTTTTGTCAGTACAGGGGGTTATGTATATGGCTCCTGGGATAACTCTGCTGATGGCTGGTATATACGCCCCATCCAGAAGTTAATTAATGGAACCTGGTATAACGTGGTGAGTATTTAATGATGAAGCATTTAAAAAATATCGTAGCGGGTAATGCAAAAACACCAGACCAGTTCCAACTGACAAAGCGCTTTGGAGTTATCTGGTTATTTTCAGCGGACGGAAAAAACTGGTATGAGGAACAAAAGAATTTCTCAGCCGATACCATCAAGATTGCTTACGATAAAAATAATGTCATTGTGGGTATAAATAAGGATGTCTCCACCATACATCCTGACGGACTGAGTGTGGTTGAAGTCCCCGATATTACAGCTAACAGGCGGGCTGACGCATCGGGCAACTGGATGTTTCTGGATGACAGGGTGATTAAACGCATTTATACGCCGGATGAGTTACGCCAGCAGGCAGAAGCGAAAAAGACCCGTCTGCTTGCAGACGCCACACCGCGAATTAACTGGCTGGAAGATGCACAGAAGGACGGTGATATCTCTGCCGACGAGGAAACTGAGCTGACAGCAATGCGGGCTTATCGTACCGCTTTGCGCCGTCTGGATCTGAGTGCTGCCCCGGAAATAAACTGGCCGGTTGTGCCAGACCTTATCCAACCCTGACAAATAGCCCGCCATCACCACACAACAGAAAATACACTCACCCTTAACCACGGAGTTAAACGGATGAGTGATTTTCATCATGGCGTAGAGGTCATCGAGATTAACGATGGCGTGCGCACCATTTCCACCGTCTCAACGGCCATTGTCGGCATGGTTTGCACGGCCAGCGATGCAGACGAAAAAATGTTTCCCCTCAATGAGCCGGTGCTCATTACTAACGTACAAAGCGCTATCGGTAAGGCGGGCAAAAAAGGGACGCTGTCGACGTCCCTGCAGGCCATCGCTGACCAGTGTAAACCGGTCATTGTGGCCGTGCGCGTGGCCGAAGGTGCAGAAGACCCGGACGACCCGGAGGCCGGGAAGAAACAAACCATTTCTAACATCATCGGCACGACCGACGAAAACGGCAAATACACCGACCTGAAAGCGCTGCTGACGGCGCAGACCGTCACCGGCGTGAAGCCGCGCATTCTCGGCGTGCCGGGTCTGGACTCACAGGAAGTGGCGACGGCGCTCGCGTCCACCTGCCAGAGCCTGCGTGCCTTTGGCTATGTCAGCGCGTGGGGCTGCAAAACCATTTCTGACGCCATCAACTACCGCGAGAATTTCAGCCAGCGAGAGCTGATGGTTATCTTCCCTGATTTTCTGGCATGGGACACCACGGCAAATGAGACCGCGACAGCCTGGGCAACGGCGCGCGCGCTCGGCCTGCGTGCCAGAATTGACCAGACCGTCGGCTGGCATAAAACCCTGTCAAACGTCGGCGTGAATGGCGTCACCGGCGTCAGCGCCTCGGTATCATGGGATTTGCAGGAGCCCGCTACCGACGCCAACCTGCTTAACAAAGCCGGTGTTACGACGCTTATTCGCAATGATGGTTTCAAGTTTTGGGGAAACCGCACCTGCTCCGATGACCCGCTTTTCCTGTATGAGAACTACACCCGCACCGCGCAGGTGCTGACCGACACGATGGCGGAGGCGCATGCGTGGGCGATGGATAAACCCATTACCCCGACCCTCATTCGTGACATCGTTTCGGGCATCAATGCCAAATTCCGCGAGCTGAAAAATAACGGGTATATCGTTGACGGCTCCTGCTGGTATGACCCGGAGTCAAACGAGACTGCGACCCTGAAAGTCGGGAAACTGTATATCGATTACGACTACACCCCCGTCCCGCCGCTGGAGAACCTGACCCTGCGCCAGCGCATCACCGACACCTATCTGGCGAATCTGTCGGACTCGGTCAACAGCTAAGGAGCCAGGAGCATGGCGTTACCCCGCAAACTTAAATACCTGAATATGTTCAACGATGGCCTCAGCTACATGGGTGTCGTTGAGTCCGTTACCCTGCCAAAGCTGACCCGCAAGCTGGAGAAATATCGCGGCGGCGGGATGCCGGGCGCGGTGTCGGTTGACCTCGGCCTCGATGACGATGCGCTGTCGCTGGAGTGGACGCTCGGTGGTCTGCCTGACGTCGAGCTGTGGGCGCAGTATGCCTCGCCGGGAGCTGACAGTGTGCCGCTGCGCTTTACCGGCTCTTTCCAGCGTGATGACACCGGCGCGATTTCTGCTGTCGAGGTGGTGATGCGTGGCCGTCACAAAGAATATGACGGTGGTGAGAACAAGCAGGGCGAAAGCGGCACGACCAAAATGTCGACCGAGTGCGCCTATTACCAGCTCACGATTGATGGTCGCGAAGTCATCGAGATTGACGTCGTTAACATGGTGCTGAAAGTCGACGGCGTCGACCGTCTGGCGGAGCATCGCCGGGCGATTGGCCTGTAATCCTTTATCCGGTCAGTCAGGCTGGCCGGTTAATTTTCCTGATGAGAAATCCGCATGAAAAATATCAATGAAACTGCTGTTGCTGATACTGAAACCGTCAATCCGAATGTGGTGATTTTTGACACGGCGCTGATGCGCGGTGAGCAGAAAATTGAACAGGTCACGCTGACGAAACCCAATGCCGGAACCCTGCGCGGGGTATCGCTGGCCTCGCTGGCGAATTCCGACGTTGATGCGCTGATTAAAGTGCTGCCGCGCATGACGTATCCCGCCCTGACTGAGCACGAGGTCACGCGTCTCGATGCGTCTGACCTGATTTCGCTGGCCGGGAAGGTGGTTGGTTTTTTGTCACCGGCTTCGGGTCGCTGACCTTCCCGGAAAACCTGTCAGTCGATGACCTGATGGCGGATATCGCGGTGATTTTCCACTGGCCGCCATCAGAGTTACATTCCCTGAGCGTGACCGGGCTCCTGACATGGCGCGACAAGGCGCTGCAACGAAGCGGAAACCATCATGAGCAATAACGTCAGAATCGAGGTGCTGCTGAATGCCGTTGACCGGGCAAGCCGCCCGCTCAAAGCCATTCAGAACGCCAGCAATTCCCTGTCCGGTGATATCCGTTCCTCACAGAAAAGCCTGCGCGAGCTGAATGCGCAGGCATCCCGTATCGACGGATTCCGAAAAGCCAGCGCACAGCTTGCCGTGACCGGCCACGCGCTTGATAAAGCGAAACAGGAAGCCGAAGCGCTCGCCACGCAGTTTAAAAACACGGAGCGCCCGACGCGCGCACAGGCGCAGGTGCTTGAATCCGCGAAGCGTGCCGCCGAAGGGCTGCAGACGAAATACAACAGCCTCACGGAGTCGGTAAAGCGCCAGCAGCGCGAGCTCGGTGCGGCGGGAATTAATACCCGTAATCTGGCAAATGATGAGCGGGGGCTTAAATCCCGTATCAGTGAAACCACCACGCAGCTTAACCGTCAGCGCGAGGCACTGGCGAAAGTCAGCGCACAGCAGGCGAAGTTAAGCCGGGTGAAAGAACGGTATCAGGCCGGTAAATCACTGGCCGGTAATGCTGCGGCGGCGGGCGCTGCCGGTGTCGGTATTGCGACGGCGGGAACGATGGCCGGGGTTAAGCTGCTGACGCCGGGCTATGAATTTGCGCAGAAAAACTCAGAGCTGCAGGCGGTGCTTGGTGTCGACAAACAGTCACCCGAAATGCAGGCGTTGCGCAAACAGGCGCGCCAGCTCGGGGATAATACGGCGGCCTCTGCCGATGATGCGGCGGGGGCGCAGATTATTATCGCCAAAAGCGGCGGGGATGCGGCGGCGATTCAGGCGGCGACGCCGGTCACGCTGAATATGGCGCTGTCCAACAGGCGCACGATGGAAGAGAACGCCGCGCTGCTGACCGGGATGAAATCAGCGTTTCAGCTTTCAAACGACAAGGTCGCGCATATTGGTGATGTTCTCTCGATGACGATGAACAAAACCGCCGCCGATTTTGACGGGATGAGCGATGCGCTGACCTATGCCGCGCCGGTGGCGAAAAATGCCGGGGTGAGTATCGAGGAAACCGCCGCGATGGTGGGGGCGCTGCACGACTCCAAAATCACCGGCTCGATGGCGGGAACGGGAAGCCGTGCCGTTATGAGTCGCCTGCAGGCACCGACCGGCAAAGCCTACGATGCCATCAAAGAGCTCGGGGTGAAAACCTCCGACAGCAAGGGCAACACGCGCCCGATATTTTCCATCCTGAAAGAAATGCAGCGCAGTTTTGAGAAAAATAATCTCGGAACCGGCCAGAAAGCCGAATACATGAAAACCATTTTCGGGGAGGAGGCCAGCTCAGCGGCCGCAGTGCTGATGACGGCGGCCTCAACCGGCAAGCTCGATAAGCTCACCGCTGCGTTTAAAGCCTCGGACGGCAAGACTGAGGAGCTGGTTAAGGTTATGCAGGATAACCTCGGCGGCGACTTCAAAGAATTTCAGTCAGCCTATGAGGCGGTCGGGACTGACCTGTTTGACCAGCAGGAGGGCTCACTGCGTAAGCTGACGCAGACGGCCACGCAGTATGTGCTCAGGCTTGACGGCTGGCTCCAGAAAAATAAGGGGCTGGCGACCACCCTCGGCATGGTGGTCGGGGGCGCGCTGGCGCTGATCGGGGTGATGGGCGGGATTGGCCTTATCGCATGGCCGGTGGTCATGGGGATAAATGCCATCATTGCGGCGGCTGGCGTGCTCGGGGTGGTTTTCAGTACGGTCGGCGGCGCGATTGTCACGGCCATTGGCGCAATCAGTCTGCCGGTACTGGCGGTTGCCGGGGCGGTGGTGGCCGGGGCGCTGCTCATCCGTAAATACTGGGAGCCGATTGGTGCATTCTTCTCGGGCGTGGTGGAGGGGCTAAAAGCTGCCTTTGCCCCGGTGGGGGCGATGTTTACCCCGCTTGTGCCGGTGTTTGATGTCATTGCGGAAAAGCTGGGCGTTGTCTGCCAGTGGTTTAAAGACCTGCTTGCGCCGGTGAAAGCCACGCAGGACACGCTCGACAGTTGCAAAAATGTCGGTGTTGCGTTTGGTCAGGCGCTGGCTGATGCGCTGATGACGCCGCTCAACCTGTTTAACAGCCTGAGCGGCAAGGTTGACTGGCTGCTGGAGAAACTCGGCGTTATCAAAAAAGAATCGACCGACCTCGACCAGACTGCAGCCAAAGCGGATAAGGCTTCACCGGGTGGCGGGTATATCCCTGCGACAGCGAGTTATGGTGGGTATCAGGCGTATCAGGCGTATCAGCCGGTCACTGCGCCTGCAGGTCGCTCTTATATCGACCAGAGCAAAAGCGAATACAACATCACCCTGCAGGGTGGCGTTGCGTCGGGTGGTGACCTTGACCGCCAGCTCCGTGACGCCGTCGACAAACTTGACCGTGAAAAGCGAGCGCGTCAGCGATCCAACATGAGACTCGACTGAGAGAGGGGGCAAAATGTTAATGGTGCTGGGCTTTTTTGTGTTTGAACGGCGCACCCTGCCGCATCAGTCGATGCAGTATTCGAAGGACTACCGGTGGGTGTCCAATGACCGTATCGGCAGGCGACCGGCTTATCAGTTTCTCGGGGAGGGGGAGACCTCGCGCACCCTGTCGGGGACGCTTTACCCTGAAATCACCGGCGGTCGTCTGTCGTTGCAGGCGATTGAGCTGATGGCCGATGAGGGGCGCGCGTGGCCGCTGATTGACGGAACCGGCATGATCCACGGGATGTACGTTATCGATAAAGTGACCCATAACCACACCGAGCTTTTCAGCGACGGCGCGGCGAGAAAAATCGAGTTCACTCTGTCGCTAAAACGCGTCGACGAGTCGCTCGCGGCCATGTATGGCGACCTGAAAACGCAGGCGGATAATCTGGTCACGTCTGCCAGTGAATGGGCGGGAGGGCTGGCAGGATGATAACGGGAATGAATATTCAGGCCGGGGCGCGGGTCGCGCCCGCGTATATGCTCACGCTGGACGGGGAGGATATCACGCAGAATTTCAGCAACCGACTCATCGGCCTGACCATGACCGACAATCGCGGGTTTGAGGCTGACCAGCTCGATATTGCGCTCGATGATACCGACGGGCTGGTCGAGCTGCCACCGCGCGGGGCATCGCTGACGCTGTGGCTGGGCTGGCAGGGATCCGCACTGGTCAACAAGGGGAGTTTCACGGTTGATGAAATCGAGCACCGGGGCGCGCCTGATACGCTGACCATCCGGGGACGTAGTGCAGATTTTCGCGGCTCGCTAAACTCGCGGCGCGAGCAGTCATGGCACGACACCACGCTCGGGGTGATTGTGGAGACCATCACGCAGCGTAATAAGCTGACGGCCAGTGTTGCTGACGCCCTGAAATCCATCGCCATTCCCCATATCGACCAGACGCAGGAATCCGACGCGGCGTTTTTGTCCCGCCTTGCTGAGCGTAACGGTGCATCCGTGTCGGTGAAAGCCGGGAAGTTATTATTCCTGAAAGCCGGTAGTGCGATGACGGCCAGTGGTAAATCGATCCCACAAATGACCGTTGAGCGTGGTGACGGCGACCGCCATCAGTTCGCCATTGCAGACCGGGAGGCATACACCGGCGTGACGGCGAAATGGCTACATACCAGAGACCCGAAACCACAAAAGCAAAAGGTGAAGCTCAAACGTAAACCCAAAGAGCAGCATCTGCGCGCGCTGCAGCACCCGAAAGCCGCTAAAACATCGACAAAGGCCAGAGAGAAAAAGGCGCAGGAAGCGCGGGAAGGTGAGTATATGGCCGGAGAGTCTGACAACGTTCTTGAGCTCACGACCATCTATGCCACAAAGGCACAGGCTATGCGCGCGACTCAGGCAAAGTGGGACAGGATACAGCGAGGCGTGGCGGAGTTTTCCATTACGCTTGCCACTGGCCGGGCTGATTTATTTCCTGAAACGCCGGTGGCCGTGAAAGGCTTTAAGCGCGTGATAGACGAGCAGGCGTGGATAATCAGTCGTGTGGTGCACAGCCTTAACGGGAGCGGCTTCACGACGGGCCTAGAGCTTGAGGTTAAGGTTTCTGATGTGGAGTATGAGAGTGAAGAGATAACGTAGTAATTTACTATATGTATTTGTTTTACAAGGTTAAAATGAGTAAAATCACTGTGTTGAAAACGCTCAGAGGTGCTTATCATGTTTCACTGCCCGAAATGCCATTACGCCGCTCACGCCCGCACGAGTCGCTATTTTTCTGATACCACAAAAGAGCGGTATCATCAGTGCACAAACATCAACTGCAGTTGTACTTTTGTCACGACAGAAACCGTTGAGCGTTTCATCGTTTCGCCGGGGGAAGTCGTACCGGCTCCACCGCACCCGACAGTGTCCGGTCAGCATCAAATGCCCTGGCTGTGAGCAAAAAGAAAAGCCCCGCAATTGCGGGGCTTTCGTATTTTTAACTGTGGTGCTGAGCTTCGCGCTTTGACTTCACTGAAGCATTCAAGGCAAGCATCACAATCATTCACAGAGTCTTAATGCTTGGAGAGCAGAACTAAAAAACTGAATTGTTCATAATTAATTTTAAATTATTAGATTACAGGTATAAAACCCTGATATCAGTCAAGTTGGATACATAGAAAACTAACTAATTAATCCTCTACTTTTAAACAGAGTTTGGATTTCTTCAAATTTTTCTTTAGGCAAATCAGCAATTCTTGAAGAACATGCATTAGCAAACCTAGCCGGTTCGCATTTTTCCATGTGATCGAATTGATTCTGAACATTTCCTCCACGAGAGGCGTATTTAACTTTTCCATCCTCCATTGCTAGAACCACGCGCTCTTGGTTTCCAGGGGTTTTGTATACTCCACCAACAGCAATATCATTTTCACTGATAGACATGTTAATCAATCCTTTTTTAATGGAAGTTTCAAGCCATAGAGTAACCACCATCATAAAAAAATCAAACAAAACATACGTCTAAGATTGACCTTCTGATTGAACAGTAAAGTTTGTGAAGCATTTCTCAGTAAGATGGTTAGTAATCGACTCTGTCGCTGAGGAAAAAATACTCTGAATTGGACTAACTTCACTGTGATTAATACACACCGACCTTTTCTCTCTTTGCTCATAGTGATTTCAGGTGCTGTGCTTAAAAATGTACGCCTGCTTAACCGAGACATAAAAGGGAAAACCCCGCAAATGCGGGGCTTTTTGTATCGATGTGGTCAATGTGTGGACGTTGTAAGAAATAAATCCATTTATTTCAGTAGATTACAGGCAAAAAATAAGCCTGCGTAAGGGAGATTACGCAGGCTAAGGAGGTGGTTCCTGGTACAGCTAGCATTTATGGGTTATGTTTTTCAGCGGAGGGGATAATACCCTTAATGAACGAAACGGTATGTGATCGATTTCTAAGAATCTTCCGAACGCTGAAAAATAACCGTAATTAACTACTTAGCATGCGGGTTTCGTGTGGACTCGCTGGCAAAATTACGCATCAACAATGCATAATTCAGATCGATATCCTCTGGTACAGGCATCCACACGGTGTAACCATCGCCCGGCGCAACTGGCATGGCTTCGCCTTTCGCGTTTTCCATCTGCTCGAGAGTAAAGTTGATGTTGCCCTGTGGGGTCATCAGCTCCAGGCTGTCGCCGACGGTGAATTTGTTTTTTACCTGCACGGCCGCCAGTTCACCTTTACGTTCGCCGGTGAATTCGCCGACAAACTGCTGACGCTCGGAAACAGAGAAGCCGTATTCGTAGTTTTGATAGTCGTCATGTGTATGGCGGCGCAGGAACCCTTCGGTGTAACCACGATGCGCCAGGCCTTCCAGCGTTTCCAGCAGTTGCGGGTCGAACGGTTTACCGGCTGCGGCATCATCAATGGCTTTACGATAGACCTGCGCGGTACGTGCACAGTAATAGTACGACTTGGTGCGGCCTTCGATCTTCAGGGAATGCACGCCCATCTGCGTCAGGCGCTCAACGTGGGCAATGGCACGCAAATCCTTCGAGTTCATGATGTAAGTGCCGTGTTCGTCTTCGAATGCGGTCATGTACTCACCCGGGCGCTGGGCTTCCTCAATCATAAAGACTTTGTCTGTTGGTGCGCCAATACCCAGCGTGGGTTCGACGTTTTGTACCGGGATAGGCTCGTACTTATGCACGATATTGCCCACTACATCTTCTTTCCCTTCCTGCACGTTGTATTCCCAGCGGCAGGCATTGGTACAGGTACCCTGGTTTGGGTCACGCTTGTTGATGTAGCCAGAGAGCAGGCAACGGCCGGAGTAAGCCATGCACAGCGCGCCGTGAACGAAGATCTCAAGCTCCATATCCGGCACCTGGGTGCGGATCTCTTCAATTTCTTCCAGCGACAGCTCACGGGAGAGGATCACGCGGGTTAGCCCCATCTGCTTCCAGAATTTCACCGTCGCCCAGTTTACGGCGTTAGCCTGTACCGAAAGGTGAATGTCCATGTCAGGGAAGTTTTCGCGCACCAGCATAATCAGACCAGGGTCTGACATGATCAGTGCATCCGGCCCCATTTCCACCACCGGTTTCAGATCACGAATGAAGGTCTTCAGCTTGGCATTATGTGGGGCAATGTTAACCACCACATAGAATTTTTTACCCAATTCATGGGCTTCATTAATACCGAGCTGCAGGTTTTCGTGGTTGAATTCGTTGTTGCGTACGCGCAGTGAGTAACGCGGTTGGCCCGCATACACAGCGTCTGCGCCATAGGCGAAAGCGTAACGCATGTTTTTCAGCGTTCCCGCCGGGGAAAGGAGTTCCGGTTTAAACAT